TTGGTCTCCAAATTTATGTACAATACAAGACGACTGGGCGTTAAAACATAGGGAAAAGACTTATTGTGATATGTATGCTAGAGTTTGGAGAGCGCACGATTTAGTGAAATCTGAATAATATGAGAATAGGTGATGTAGTAAGAGTAAATGAGAGCAGCGTTAAATATTGTGATATTAAAATTAATTTAGGAGTTTGCTTATTTGCAAGCAGAGAACAGGATGAAATGGGACCATTTTATTATTTAACAACTGTTAAAGATGATGATAGAAAGATAAGTTCTAATTTTTTATTACCTGCCAATCAGTGGGGAAGACATCTGTTAGTTGTTGATTAATCATCCTTTTTTAATTGACGATAAGTTCTGTTTTGTGCTAAAAGGTAAAAGAAAGGGGACATGGAACCCACATCCCCAATCTTATAAGTCAATGAAATTACTGACTATTTACGATATCAGTGATGAGAACTGAACGACCGGGAGCCTGACAGAATAAGGCTTGATCGGTATAAAGTCTCAATTCGTAAGCAGCCGAGTTTTCGAGATCGCGGAAAAACTCTTCGCCTTGGCCAGGTCTACGGAAAGTCATATCGGTTGAACCGACACGCATAAAGTCATCAATTGACAACAGATATGCATAACCTTCTTTAACGTAGATTGAAGGCTCAATTTCCAACTCACCGTTTTGTGAGTGGAAAACGAGTTTCTCAGCGCCGTTTTCCATACGTTGACGGCTGTATGAACCATCATACTTACGGAGAGCAGCTTGATCTGAGAGCATGTTTGCCCATGCACGAGGGTTGACGAGAGCAAGTAGCTTTCCATCAAGACCTTTTTCAATCGCACGTGCAGCAGCGAGGTTGAGTTTGTTGAAACTCAAAGCACCACTGGAAGCGCTATAGGTGTTTCCTTTGAAAAGTTGGAAATCACTGGTATTGATGTTGAAAAGTACTGCACTTGAAGGGTTAAGGATGTAATGAACTCCTGGGAATTCATTTCCATAAGCCCCTTTGTGCCAGATCACATCGTTGTTTGAAACGCCAGCAGGAGCTGCGTCAACAGTGATGGTTCTGTTTACCATGTCAACTTTGCGAATTGAACAGCCGCCACGAAGAACACCTGAGCCGTCTCGAATTTCGATAGGCATGTTCTCAGCGCCAGCCCAAATGCCCGGTGCCCATTCAGCAGTCTGAATGGTAATGGTGTTTGTTGAGATTGATGCAACTTTTGCATATCCAACTTGACCATAGAGCATTTCGATCTCAAGCTTTTTAGCCATCGAACGAAGCATGTTTGCAACTAGGAATTTAGTTGCATCCATGAATGCTTTTTGACCACCGAGTGCTGCGCGTGATGCTGCGACATAGCCGAGCAACGAACGCATTACGAGCGGATTACCTTTTACTTGTGCCAATTTGTTATCGTAAGGGCTCTTTATCCCTTACTTCTTATAGTTTCCTATAAGTTCAGACTATCTTTTCATCTCATTTAGAGAGCCGAAGACTCGTGGAGATATTTTATTCTACTTTTCAGTAGGTTCAATCTCTAGTCGTTGCCCGTGTTCAGTCTTTTTAATTTCTGAACTTCCGGTCTGATTAGCTTGATTAATATATTCGAAAGTAAATCCTGCGTGCTTAAATCTTTGTCCGCAGAGACATTTTCTAATTAAACCCGGAGTGAAGCCATATTCAACTCCGGCCTTAGAACCTTTAAAGATCAACTCAATTTTTTTATCAAGAGAAGTAGCTTTAATCCACTTTCGTCTTGAGTCATAGATTTTCCCTTTTAATCTCTGACTATGTTGTCTTCTTAATTCTTCTGATCTAATATGATTAAGTCCACCGGAGATTAGATTATATCCGTTTGGATAGAGAGTGTTTAAATCTTTAATAAACATCTCTTCTAATTCATTCATCCCATCAATCGAAAAACAGGAAACTAATTCTTCTACTTTAAAGTTAGTTTTACCATATTTTTTTATTGCATTATGAATAGCTGAATTTATTTTTTTAGAACAATGAAATTTGAATCTATGTTTAGCGGTATGCACAGTTTGTCCTACATATCGCTTTCCATTTATCAAATTTGTTATCAAATAAACACAACCGGTTCTCATAATCTTATTATACCATATTAATTTTAGCCTTCCAAGTTTTTTCTTCGGTTTTACAAGGACTACACTTAATCCTTGACCACACCTGCGACAGGCGGCAGTAAGTTAAACGCATCTTCATCTGAAGAGGCGAACGTAACTCCGTGCTCTTGGCCAAGAATTACAGGTTGCTAAGTTATTGTTATTAATAACTTTTTTGTTACTCTCTTTTTAAGAGGGACGAATCATTTCTGTTCGTCTCTACTGCTTTTGAAAAATTTAAAAGTATACCCACCAGTTGATTTTCTTTTTCCGGTGCACACATTACTTATCTTAGAATATTGAAGGTTTAAATCTTTTGCAGCTTCTCTTGCTGAACGATAAACTTTATTAGTTTCTAAACAAATAATAGCTTTAGCGTGAGATTCAAACTGGGCTTTTCTCCAAGTTTCATTATTCTTATGACCAATTCTTGCCGTTCTATTTTTCGCTGCGTGCTCTTCACTAACGGGTTTACCCTTTCTTTCTAAAGACCACTTTAACTTCTGTTCTTCAGAATGATAATTTGAAAATCCGTTAATTGATCCTGGGGATTTATTCCACCCAGTCTCTAAAGTTTTATACTGTTGAATTAATTTTCTTTCTAATTCAGCAGCTTCTAAAATTGTTAGGCCGTCAACTACTAGTTCAATTTTAAATTCATTTCGATTGAATTTAAATTTTTTAACATGAGCTTGAAATCTCATTTTTAGTTCTTGTCTAGTAAGACCAACATACACAATAGAGCTAGTTTTGCAAGATTTTATAATGTATACTTTATATTTTCTTTCGAGCATTGTATCCCTCGGGATTTCTGCTAATTTTTATTCAGTAGATCGGACTATCGCATCACTTATATTATTATATCATAAGACAATCTAAGTGTCAACTCGTTTAGTCTCTCACGGTGCTTTCGCTTCCGCCTTGTTGTCTTGTTTTTTCAAGAGTTTCAAGTCAATTAGAGTTGATTTTACTACCACCAACATTAATGGTAGAGGTTTCCTGGTTGTTTATCTTTTGACATGAACTTCACTTTGTTAAGAAGTTTCACGCCATCGGGGATCAATTCGCCCAGTTTGTCTGCATAGGTTTCTTTTGTTATAACCCCCTGTTTTCACAGGGGAACCGACTATATCATCAACTAATTTTCATTAGTTGGAGTGCGCTGTGTATTTCTAGATTGATACAATTGTTCGACATAACGAAATTTATATTGCATACTTTTAAACTGAAGAACAAATTCCCTTATTTGTTCCCAAATTTTCAAGGTATCTGTCCCATTAATCTTTATTAATGGATAGTACTTTTGTTGTCTACTATCCAAATGTTTTTTAATGGTACAATTTATCTGAAAATTATTGTCTAACCAAGCCTTGATGTTATTCATTTCTTCATCAGTCTGCGTTGCTGTAAAAATACGAAATCGTGCTCCGTAATTTTTTTTAGTACCGTCAGCTAATTTAGTGATGCTTGGTTCGCAATACCCATCGTCCATCAACCATAATGCTATGGCCAATTTTGGGTCATTTATCCATTTTAAAAGTCTAGGAATGGATTTTCTATTATTAGGATATGTAAACTTATGCCAGACTTTAATTTTTTTATTTCTCACCATCAGTTGTATGGATTTTCCTCTATGACCGAATCTAGTTTTTACTTGTTGATTAAAAACTAAACTAAGTTGTTGAGCTTTCCATTCCTGATAATCACGCTGAGAAATGCCATGATCTATTGTTAGTCTGCCAGTTTTAAAGTTATCGGTTTCATATACTCCGATAGACCCATCACCTAATAATAAAGAAAAAACTAAATTCCGTTTATCTTTATTTCTCATTTGTATCTCCTACTCCTTACGGATCTGGATTATCTATTTTCTACTAGTCTGTGAACTTTCCCGTATCGGGCTTAGCTGCTGATTGCCATACATTAGTAAGGTTTCCAGCAATTCACACTCTTTTCTATCTTCGTTATACCATAGTTTCTTGGGTTATGCTATGGTTTTCTTCTTCAAGAATTTGATCCCTAATAACTTAGATAGGAGGGGTTTCACCTCACTTCTTCAAAGATTTTTAAAGAAGCCGTTAAGCGTACCGACTGTGCCGGATGGATTACCCCAGGTATTTGCAGTATTTGACATACTTTATTTTCCTTTATGGGTTAATAATTATTAATTATTGTACAAAAACTATTCTTGTACAACGTATTTGCAGATGAGCGCGTCATTTGCAGCAAGTGTGCACGAAGCAATTTTGATTGCTTTCGAGTCGCCACCAGCAGTAAATGCGCTTGAATCGACGATGCTAATCGCTGCTGCGTCAAAGTGAACGAGAGCGTTAGCTGAATCGTCCTTTTGAACAGCAAGACGAACTTCTTGAATCGGTTCGCCGATGATTAGAACAAGATCGCCGCTGTCATCTACAGCAATTGCGCTATCTTTGTTTGTCACGCAAACTTCTTGAACCTTGAGTTGGTTCTCGAAGACGCTAGACGATTTAGGTTGAAACATGTAATATCTCCTTAAGATATTTGAGTTATACTACCTTACCTACATGCATTTATCTGATATCCATACTCGGTATTCCCGGTTATACGGAGTCGTCTAAATACACAAAACTTTATATAGAAACTTGTTAAACGCCGAAAAGTTCCTTAATTGTCTTCTTTTTAGTCTCAGTTGGTTCGGCTGCCTTTCTAGCAACGTCCTTAACTGATGACTTTGAGAGAGTCGCTGGATTTTGCTTTGCTTTAGCAACACTCTTTTTGCGAATTCGGCTAATAACGTCCTTCCCTACGATGCCCTCAATGACTTCTTCGGGCATAGCTCCGAACATATCCTTGATGTCACCTAGGATTTCTTCCCTTACTAACGGAAGAACATCAGCAGGGCCGATATCCAACCCCTTATTAAGGCCCATCAGCATATAATCTGCCATTTTTTTGACAACATATGGCGATTTAGGAAGATCGGATTTCTCAAGAGCTTGACCGATCATAACATCATATCGTTCAAATTCTTGTTGTTGAAGACGTTCAAATTCTCTTTGACGAAACTCTTCTTGTTCACGTTTACGTTCTTCTTCTAGTTCCTCTAAACGTGCTTGTAATTTTTCTTTTTCAATTTGCTCAGGGCTTTTTTTAGCATTTTCAATCTCTTCTTCGATCATTTCTGCCGCTAACTTTTTAAGATCAATGCCAATATTCGGATCTGATAATACTTTACGAGGATTTTTCTTAAGTTGCTCAACAAATTGACGTACTTCTTGCTCTAGTTGTGAATATTCTTGCGCTTTACTTTGAGCAAGTTTTGACATTTGAAGCTGCTTAGTCATGTAAGCCTTAGCTTCTTCGCTATCAGGAATTTCAAACGGAAGAGACTCTTCAATCTCCCGACCATTGAACTTAATTTTTAATGATTTAAGAGCTTTTTTAGCTTCTACTTTTTGAGCTTTAGTTAGATTTGGATTTGCATCAATCTGAGCTTCAGCGTTTACCTGAGATTGACCTTCTGAACTCTCAGAAGACTCAAGACTTTGATTAGTATTCTCTGCTGGCGCAGATTCTTGTGCTGCTGGTGCAGCTTGCATTTGTTCTGACATATATTTTCCTTATTTTGTCCTATAAAAGGATACAAATTA